GTCTGGCTATACTGTATTAACTGTTGATAGTATTGGCTTTAACGTCACTGGACCATATGGCACCGCTGATAACACATACGCAACTGCTGACCAAAATCCAGAGGCTCCTAACTTTACAGGTACAGAACCATACGGTCCAAATACTATGGACTATCGTGCTGACTGTGATCCTAGATTCCAATTCATTGCACGTAGTAGTCCACGTAGCTTTGGTTATACCACTGGTTACTTAACTGGAACAAGTGAAGCACCAAATGGATTCCCTACTGGTGCAGGTATTGCGTTCCCTCAGAATCCAAAGGTAGGAGATTACTTCTTACGCATTGATTACTTACCACAACTATTGTATCGTTGGGACGGACGATTATGGGTAAGAATATCACAGAACGTAAGAACGCAAACTGGTATGACTCCGGGAGATTTGTCACAACAAGCTAGCTTCATAAATAATAGCAACGTAACAGTATTAACTGATGGGGCAACTACTACACAGAAACAAGGTCTATCTACAATACTTACTATTACACCGGATTCTATACCACCCATACCTTAAAGAATATAAATGGCACAATTTTTCTATGACAATCAGATACGCAGATTTTTAATACAGTTTGCAAAAATTTTCAGTTCTTGGCAAGTTACTAAAGGCAAGGATCCTGCAGGCAACGAGATACTAGTTCGTGTACCTATTATGTACGGTGATTCAAGTCGTCAAGCCAGTACTATCATTGCTAATAACAGTGCAAGTAATTTACCAAGTGCACCACTAATTACATATTATATCAGTGCGTTAGAATATGATCAAAGCCGCACACAAGATCCTACATTCATTGACAAGATGCAGGTTCGTCAACGTAGTTATAATAGTGAAACACAACAATATGAACAAGTTCAAGGCCAAGCATTTACAGTTGAACGACTAATGCCTGTACCCTATACATTACGTATTAATGTTGACTTTTGGACTACTAATTATCAACAGAAATTAGAACTAATAGAGCAACTAGGAACATTATTCAATCCTTCATTAGAAATACAAAGTACTGATAACTTTATTGATTGGACTAGTTTAAGTGTTGTATACCAAGATGGCATAACATTTACTAGTCGCAGTATACCACAAGGTACAGGTAATCCTATTGACGTATTGAGTTGGAAATTCTATATGCCTATATGGTTAAGCAATGCCGCAAAACTTAAAAAGATGGGCGTTATCGAAAAAGTCATTGCTAGCATCTTTAAAGGTCAAGCATTAGAAGATATACAAGATGATGATTTATTGTTAGGTACTCGTCAAAAGATTACACCATATGGATATAAGTTATTACTGATTGCTAATAGACTTCAACTACTACCGGCAGATGAAGCATTTTATCCAAGTAATGAAAGTTTAGAATACCCTCCTCCACCTGACACTAGTTTATACTGGACTAGTTTATTAAATGTTTATGGAACATTACGACCTGGTATCAGTCAGATATGGTTACAGAATCCATTTATGGATACTGAGATTGTAGGTACTATTGTGCCTGATCCAACAGATGATAGATTATTAATATACGACATTGATACTGACACCCTGCCACAAAACACATTGGATCCTGTAGACAGCGTGATTAACCCATTAGTCACAGGACCAAACGCAGGACTGCCAGGACCAATTAATGGTCGTAGATATCTTATCGTAGAGGATGTGGGTAGCCCAGGTAATACTACTATTGCTTGGGGAGCATTAATTGCAAACGCAAATGATATTGTTGAATTTGACGCAACGTCAGGTGAATGGTTTGTATCATTTGATAGTCAGGCTGCTACCACTGTAGAATATGTAACCAATCTTACTACTGATTTGCAATATAGATTTGATTATGTCAACAACGTTTGGATGAAATCATATGAAGGTTGGTATAATCAAGGAGATTATTCTATCGTCATCTAATACTGTGATAAATCATAGTATGAACAATATTTCTGCAGGTGTTTTTTTCTATTCTGAAAATACAAAACGTTTCCTGTACCTGCTAAGAAATGATAATAAGAATCCGGGTAACTGGGGCATACCCGGTGGTAAAATAGAAACTGATGAAACATTACTTGAAGGTCTACAGCGTGAGTGTATTGAAGAAGTAAATTACTTTCCTGAACACGCTAAACTTGTGCCCATTCAAAAGTTTGTTAATAATACATTTACGTATCACACATTCTTTTGCAAAGTATCAGATGAATTTACTCCTATATTAAATGATGAACATTGTGGTTATGCTTGGGTAGGTAATAAACAATATCCCAAACCATTACATCCGGGATTGTTTAATACAGTTAACTTTGATGTTGTTCAGAAGAAACTAAACGCACTTACAAAAAAAGAGACCTAAGTCTCTTTTTTTATTTTAGCAATTTTGCTATTGTATCGAATCCTAACGATCCTATTACAACACCTGCCCCCATCATCATCCATCTCCACTTTTCTAATGCGGAGATTTTTTCTGACATTGATTGATGTGCATTCGAACTAGCGTCCTTCATAGCCTTTAACATTACCCTAGTATCATCGTTGTTTTTAACCATCTCAACGTGTATATCTCTGATATCCGTTTTTATTTCACGGATATCATCGGTAATGTTTTGAACCTCTACCTGAAGAACTGCTATATCGGTTTCAGTTTTTGGCATTTTGATTGTCCTACTAGTTGCCATAATTATTAAGCGTTAGCAATAGTTACGATTGGGTTAGGCTGACCGTCGTATGTATTAGCGGCGTATGCTGTGTTGAATGTAGCGATAACATCAGGGTTAACTGTGTTCAATACCGCAGTACCTGTACCAGTACCTGCGGCAATAGCAACGAATGACACACCTGTCATATTAGATGCCGCACCACATACTGACCAATCTGTTGTACCAGTAGAGTAAATTGTATATACTGTACCTACACTTAATGAACCGGCTGCAACTTGTGCTGGGAACACTTCAGAATTGTAATCATTAACACTTGAAACATATGCTGTACCAGAGGCTGCATCAGTAGACAAGATGTTCATTGTGTTTGGTGTCAATGCTGTGTTAGCAACATTTGCCGTATAACATGGTGCGATTAAACCAGTTGTACCACCTTTAACTAGGTATTTTGTTTTACCTTTTTGACGAACGATGTAACCGGCTTCATCATCAGCATAGATAAAGGCTGCGCCTGTTGAAGCTACGGCTGCGTTTGCAACTAATTCAACAACATCTTGTTGTGCGTCTGGTGTACCAGTAGCATTAGACAAGTCAACTTCAGCACCGGCCAATGTTGTAGAAACAGTGAATGCGGCTGCGTTAGCAATTGCTTTAACAAAATAAACTTGACCAGCAACTAGACCACCCAAGTTAGCAGTAAATCTTACTGTACCATTAGCAAGCAATGTTTGAGCATTACCTGAAGTACCAATGATGTTACCTGTATTTTGTGTGTTAGCAACAGCAACTGTTGTCAAACCGGGTACTGTGTTTGCAAAACCCAGAGTTGTATAATCAGTAGTTGTACCATTAATGTTTGCACTTGCCACCTGAATAGCAGAACCTACACTTAGTGTGTTTGCCAAATCAGTACCAATACCAGTTACATAAGCGGTATCAGTGGCAGAGTACAATGTACCTGTACCATTAATACCAATAGCAACACGTGTTAAAACTTGACTACCAACGATTGATGTGTTACCACCAACTACGCCGTATGTGTTAGCGTTAGTTGCAGGGAAACCTGCACCACCTAGTGGGTTGTTGAAATATGCATCAACTACACCAACTGACATTAATACTGATTCACCTGTAGTGTCAGTCAATGTTGCCATTACACGCGGTTGAACACTTAAATCTGTAGCTGAAACACTGAATGTAGTGTTAGATAAAATTGTATCAACATAATATGTTGTATTAGCTGTTAGACCACCAACTGTACTAGCTACTACGAATGGCATACCTGAAGCTACACCAGTTATAGGAGCGGTTGTTAGATTTCCACCTGAGATTGTGACGATACTGCCTGTTTCTGCGGTATCAGTGATTGTTAAGACTGCTTGAGCCTTTGAGATTTTTAGAGGACGTCCCATTTGTTTTTCCTTTGATAAAATTAGCGGGTTCTAGCCGCTACGCAGTGGGTAACTGCATAAACCCTCAGAATGAGAGTGTATGATATATTTATCTTAGATATGGAAAAAGCGACCGTAGTCGCTTTTTTATTATAGTATCAGTTATAGCATGTAACCGTTTGCCATGTTAGCATGTGGCATACCAAGTTCAGTAATACTGAATTCAGATCCTGCTCCTGCACCGGTCGTGAGGAACGCTACTACATTGCCTTGACCGCAATAAACACTATTGTAACTATCATTAGCAGAATAAATCTCTGATTGTTGTGTAGCAATAGCATAAGGAACTCCTGCATTGTTGAAAGTGAATGCAACATTTGATAGTGCTACTCCTGCATTAGCAGTTAGTGTTAAACTAGTAGCGTTTGCAATACTTGATACAATTCCTACTGTTGTTCCAGTCGTATTGCCTATCCAACCACCAACTTCAAGTTG